TTGGTCTGCTGTTAATTGTGTTGTATCTGCTAACACTAAAATAGTATCTGCAGTTAGATTGCTTCCATCAGCGTCAAATGGGTAGACTATTCCCCAACCGTTTGGCTCGTTTACATTGCCAAACCAACTTGACAAGTATATTTTTTCCCAATGTATATTATTTGTCATTCTTTTCTTTTTCTATCCTACTTAAAAAAGCTTCTAATTTAATTATGTTCTCAGCCTTTGGTTTATATGTTGTTCTCTGTTTTTCTATCATCTTATTAATTATAGTACCCAAGAATGAAAATTAACATCTTTATCAGGGTACATCTCACCATTGCTGGTTTCATTGTACTCTGGAAAGTTCTGACCATAGAATCCCATATAATCAACAAACCTCCTAGTATAAAACTCAGCAGTCTCATTAACTCTATTTAACATAGCGTTAAGCTCCTCTACAGATATAGTTTCAGAGTTTTCGCTTCTATGTTTGAAAACACCTCCATTGCTAATCTGATACATAGCAAAGGGCAAGTAAGCACTTTGCGTAAACCAAATAAGCATAGGCTTAATGTATACGTCAATTAAGTCTTTATACTTAACGTTACCCACATCATTTATTTCTTTGGAGATTACCAAAGCCTGTAGCTTAGTATATAATTTACCGCCAATGTAATTCTGTATATGAGTGTCTTGTGCTACTTCAATAAATTGAATTAGCTTATCTCCATCAACATTTCCATTTATTATGGATTTGCGTTTTAAGTCGTTTATAGTTATAAAAAGTGCTTTATGTGCCATATCTATTTAGTTTTAGGATAAGCCCCTCTGCCTGGCATATCTATAGGTCTAATAACAACCTCCTTTGGGTTAACAGGCTCTTTAAAACCTTCCGATACAGCATTTGAAGCCTCTACCTCAGTATCAGCAGATACCCTTTTCTTATATACCTTTCTTTCCCAAAAGTGATGGCAGTTTTTACCGCCTTTAAATTTGAAGAGTGAATAGTTCTGCTTGTTATGACCTAATTCCTTATTTAATCCTCTGAAAGACATCTGTGAGATGTCCTCTCTTCTAAACACAATTTCTTTGCCTGTTAAAGACTCTAACTGAGTACAGAACTTTCTGCTGTCAGGAGACTTTCTAAGGGGTGCATAAGAGTATCTAACCTTGTACCCTGTATTGTCTTGATTAGAAACGGCATTAGGGTTAGAATCGCTTTTAGTTACAGCTAAAGCAGTAAGATCAAACTCTTCATTTTCATCTGTTACAGCCTCTGTGTGTACTAGCTCCCAATCAGAACTAACCACTTCACCCATCTCTTCTAATTGCGAATATATATCATCTCCCTCTTCATCAGAAAAGTCTAGTTTGTTGTCAGTCTCAGACTGAGAAGACAGTTTTTCTCCTGTCTCCTCTTCTCTTTTAACCTTAGTAGAAATATTCTCTAACTCTGTAAACTCTATTGGTTGTAATGTTACAAAGTATAAGTTTAAGAATATATTGTTAAACGCCAATATCTCCTCTAAACCATCTAATATTCCTTGTTGTAAAGGTCTAATTACAACATTATCCATAAGAATAGATGCTGTTCTAAGCTCTTCTGCGTTATTACCAAAACCAGTATTATCCTTAATACCTAATAATATTGGAGACACAATACCGTGTCCTAACATTATCTTTTCTCTTGACTCATCAGACAAGAACTGATACTGAGCGTGAGCATCTGGCAAATGTATTGGCTCAATGTCTGCCTTGCTTTCTACGCCTTCATTAAAGGTAAGTATAAACTTACCTGCTGCTGAAGAACCTCCAAACTTATCTATTATTTTTCTTTCAATTAACTCTTGAGTTTCCTCATTTGGAACTCCATTGTTAAAGTTAATTAACATACTAGGCTGAAGACCGTTCTTTATGTTGTTTATGTGGTAGTTAGATACTTCTTCTTCAAGGGAGCAATATTGTAAGCATCCATTATAATCAACTGGAGCGTAGTAATAGAATCCACTTCTGTATGGTTTAAATATATACAGCTCAATAATATCACTTGCATTTCCATTTCCAAATGTAGGTATTCTTTTTGGGTTATCGCTTGGCTTTAAATCAGACCATTTAGGATGATAGTAATAAGCACATATTTTTCCTTTTTTAGCTTTTTCTGCTCTTAATGTTTCCATTGGAAAATGAAGAACTTTTACTATGCTAGTTTTTTCCTTGTTATACACAACCTGAACAGCAGATTGACCAAGCATTTTATAATCATTAGATACTCTTTTTAACTCCCTAGACTTTAGAAGCATTTTCATTTTAGCATACATCTCTGGTTTAATCACAGAGTCAGAGGCTTCCAAGCCTCTGCCGTATATCATATCAATAATACCATTTATACATCTAGCATTAGTTGGACTGCCTAAATACTTTTCAATTAATCCATCAAAATAGTCATTGTTTTCTCCGTACTGAACCCAATCTTTTCCATATACCTCTTTTACTTCTGGAGTTTGATAACCACCTAAATTTACAACCCTAGTAGATCCTTTAGATTTAACAGGCATAGCAGCATAAGTCTGTCTTAAAGATGCTTTTTTTATTTGTCTTTTCATACTATAATACTATGTATTCTTCATTCCCACTACCAGAATATTCGTCGTATTTGTCCTCGTTAATGGTGTGTACAACTTCTTTGTCTAATTGAGAAGTAGCGTAAGCTTTATCTCTGTAAAGTAAATCTGATCCTTTTGAAAACTCTAAGTAGTAGCTGTTATTTTCTTTTAATATAGAAAAAGCAATATCCAAGTAAACAAAATTACTGTTTTTGTCTGGTATAGTTGCCTCAATATTTTGTATTGTCTCAATAACACCTGTACCATCTTCAGTAATAACTAGATTTACTGTATTAAACGGAACAGGCACAGTAGGGAATTCCCTACATATAATCTGAATAGTCTGTATATCCGTGTTTGGAAGTAATCTTATCATACTAAGATAACTGAAAACCTTTGTTTTTGTTTTAAATGTAAAAAGGAGGGCTATTGCCCTCCCCTATACTATGTTTAAGAGTACTATGTTTAAGAGTTGTAATTAAATTATTCTCCAGGAACAACATTAAATCCTACAGCAGCTAACGTGTCTCCTAAGAAATTAGCAGGTAATCTTTCCATACCTGTTAATGTAAGAGTGTAACCACTTAAATCAGCCATAGATGCTCCTGTTACAATAGTACCTCCAGTTACATCCATTCCGTGTTCTAAGCCTCCAACAAATAAATTACCATTATAATCTTGAATAACAACGTGAGGTCTTCCGTAAGAAAGCAATTTAATTTCTTTGTGATCAGCAACAGTTAACTTTTTTAAGGTAACTTCTAATACTTGCTCAAAAGCAGTAGTTCCGTTATCTCTTGAAGATTGAATGTTTTGTGTAAACGTAGAAGTCCCTTTAATTTCGTACTTGTAAGCAGATGGAGTTCCAGCTACAGTATCAATTACGTCTGTATTAGTAGAATCGTAAGTAATAGCTCCTAAATCTCCAAAATTAACAAAATAAATGGCATCTAAGCCACCTACGCTGTCTTTACAAGGCTCTTTTCTTCCTGATAATATTTCGCAAGCCATATTTATATATTTTTATTAGATTAATTAAAAAAGGGCAAGCAGTTACCTACCTGCCCTTTATTTTTTATTTTTATTAAATTATGTAGTAGGAGTGTAAAGAACTACGTCTGAACCAATACCGTATTGAACAGCAGCAGTTAATCTCATTACAATTCTTACGTTTTGAGATCCATCAATGTCTGCCATATCAATAACCTTAACTTCATTGTGATCTGATAATAAACCAGTACCAAAATATAAGTTAGATTTTTCAGCAGCTACCATATAATTGCTTGTTAATCCTTGTGCCATAAATATTCTTACACCATCAAAATAGACTGGCTGAATGTCTTGGTTATTTCCTTTAGCATCGTAACCAGCAGCACCAGTTCCATTAGCTTGAAAACCACCTAAAGATCTTGTGTATGCTCTGTAAATATTTTGAGATACATAAACATATAAATCTTCTTTACCGTAAAGAGTAGCAGGAATAGCATCTACTACTTTTCCTAATTCACCAATTACATTTAAAGCAGTAACACCTCCAGCAACAATAGAAGCTCCAGCTACGTCAACTACATCAGCATCAGCAGTCATAAGAGCTACAAAGCCATCAAACTCTCCTGCATTTGCATTAACACCTGCCCAAATGTTTTGCTCGTTTTTTTGAGCAACCTTAGCTGCAACGTGAGCAATTAAATAATCAGCAAAGCTTTTTGGTAAGTTATCAAACGCAGAAACTCCCATTTGAATAGCATCCCAATCAGATCTAAAGTCTTTCTTACATAAAGTAAGGTTTACTTGAAACTCCTCTGGCTGAATAATTCTTTCTGTTAAAGTAATAGTTGATGTTGGATCAAAATCACAAGAAGCATTTTTAAGTAAATCGTTTGTAGAGATTTTCTTAATTACCTCTTTAAATTTAATGTTAGGTTTTACTTCAACACCACCATTTTCAATGGTGTTGGCTGATAATAAAGCTGCGGATATGTATTTTCCTGCAAACTCACCAGCATAAGTAGTTGTAATAGATGTAGTCGTTGCCATTGTTTTGTTATTTAGAGATTTTAGATAATACTAGGTCAAATGTTGTCTTTACCCTACTATTAGAGTAAAGGTGTAATGCTTTAGAAGAAACTACTTCTTCTGGGGAATGAGTAAAAGCTGCTACTTCTTCTTGAGAAGATAACTTTTCTTTTGATAGTTCAGCAGGAGCATCCGTTGCTTCTACAGTACTCATACCTTCCATAATTTGGTCATACATAGCTTTCATTTCTGCTAATGCTTGAGCCAATTCTTCTTTTGTAGCGTACATCTCTTCTTTAGGAGCTTCTTGTGGAGCTATTTCTGCAACTGGAATTTCCTCAGCTAAGACTTCTTGCTCTTCAAGCTTTACTTCTTCAACAGCAACTACTTCCGTAGGCTCTTCTGTTGCCGATAGCAAAACTGACTTGAATTTGTCAACAATTTCTTTTGCGGTCATATTAATTTATTAATTTATTACTAAATATGATATGGTAACTGATATACAACTAATTGTAGTATATTCATTATCCATTATGAGAAACAATGGTTCGTACACCTTTGATATTCTCAATTTCTTTTACCTTTACGGTTTCTATTAAAGGCTTTAAAATTGGCTCTGATTTTTTCTCTTTATTTTTAAACATACTACTCAGTTATTTTAGTTATATTACCTATTCCTTGATTAATCATATTGCCTTTACAGCACTTTGTAGAGTATGTACCACTCTTGCATAGGCAAGCTCTCTTAGATGATTTAGGGCTTGTTTTACTCGGAGTCTCCTTCATATTTTTCCTCTTTATATATTGTTAAACATAATTCTACAAAAGGAAGGTACAGAACGTGATCTGTTAAGCTTCCATTTTCATAGCTTCTTATACCAAATAATATTCCAGGATATAATCCCAAACTAAGCTCCCAATTATTTTCCATTAACCTTGCCCTTTATATGATTTAACGTAATTCTTACTGCTCTTTGTTTTAGATGTCTTACTTTTGGCGTGAACTCCCTTTCTGTTTACAGATGGCTTTTCATATTTTACGGAAACTTGAACTTTAGCCATTGTAATATGTAATTAAGTCTCCAACCATTATTTGTATTTTCTCCTCGTCAGACAATGAAAACAAATCTTTCACTACGTCTTGCTTACTTGCGTTTAGTTTATCAGTAAAGAAAGCCTCTATTGAAAATCCTTTTACCTTACCTTTCTTAACATAATTGTCCCAAATATCATCGTTGTTTACTTTAACTGAAACCATCCAAGTTCCAACAGGTAAACTAAGACCATA